CCGACTCAACATGTGGGTATCCAGTACGACGGCCTTCATTCCGGAGCAGGTCTTCGATCAGGGAAATGAACCGATTGATCTCGCCAGCCTTCGTGGCCGGGAGTGTTATGGCGGTCTCGACCTTTCCAGTACCGGTGATATCACAGCGCTCGTTCTGATGTTCCCGCCAAGGGACGAGACAGAGAAATACATCTGCCTTCCGTTCTTCTGGGTGCCGGAGGACACCATTCCGATCCGGGTGCGCCGGGCATCGGTTCCCTATGATGTCTGGGTGAAGCAGGGATACATGAAAGCAACCGAAGGAAATGTGATCGACTACAACTTTATCGAGAAGTTTATCCTCGACCTCTACAAGATCTACAACATCAAGGAGATCGCGGTCGACCGCTGGAATGCCACCCAGCTCATCATCAATCTGGAAGGGGACGGCATGACGATGATTCCCTTCGGTCAGGGCTTTAAGGACATGAGCCCTCCGACCAAGGAATTCTACAAGCTGATGATGGAGGGAAAAATTATCCACGGAGGTAATCCGGTCCTTAAGTGGATGGCACTGAACGTTGTGGTGGACCGGGACGCAGCCGATAACATCAAGCCCACCAAGGCAAAGTCGCCCGAGAAGATTGACGGCATCGTAGCTTCCATCATGGCGCTGGATCGCTGTATCCGGCAGGAACATGCAGAGAGTGTTTACGACAGCCGGGGACTGATCACATTTTGATGGAGGAAGTATCGATGAGATTTAAGGATTTATTCCACAGAAGGAAGGCGAGAGCGGATCCGCAGGACATGACATCCGGCAGCATGTACCGGGCTTATTACGGGCATACCTCTTCCGGGAAGACCGTGACGGAGCGAAGCTCCATGCAGGTGACTGCGGTGTATGCCTGCGTCCGGGTTCTGGCAGAAGCTGTGGCCAGCCTGCCGCTTCACCTCTACAAAGAAGTGGACGGCAGTAAGGTAAAAGCAACGGACCATCCGCTGTATTTCCTTCTCCATAGTGAGCCGAATGAAGAGATGACGGCCTACTCCTTCTGGGAGACCCTCATGACACACCTTCTCCTGTGGGGTAATGGCTTTGTGCAGATCATCCGGAACGGAAAGGGAGAAGTCACAGCGCTGTATCCTCTGATGCCAAACCGCATGACTGTGGATCGGGATGAGGACGGGCACATCTACTACCAGTACCTCTGGTCCAAGGGATCCGATGCGCCGACGATGAAGGAGACGATCGTAAAGCTCTCTCCCCATGAGGTGATGCAGATCCCGGGCCTCGGTTTCGATGGCCTTGTCGGATACAGTCCGATCGCGATGGCAAAGAACTCGATCGGTCTATCGATGGCCTGTGAGGAATACGGTTCGAAATTCTTTGAGAACGGAGCAGCGCCTTCCGGTGTCCTCGAGCATCCGGGTATCCTGAAGGATCCGGAGAAGGTGAGAGACAGTTGGCAGGCAGCCTTTGGAGGCAGCCAGAACGCCGGGAAGGTAGCCGTCCTCGAGGAAGGGATGAAGTATTCGCCAATCTCCATCAACCCGCAGGAAGCACAGTTCCTTGATACGAGAAAGTTCCAGATTGATGAGATTGCACGGATCTTCAGGGTGCCTCCCCATATGATAGGAGACCTCGAACACGCGACTTTTTCGAACATCGAGGAACAGTCACTCGAATTCGTGACCTACAGCCTGCAGCCTTGGCTGACCCGAATCGAGTCGGCAATCTCCCGGTCACTTCTTACCAAAGAGGAGAAGATGGTCTACTACGCGAGGTTCAATGTCGATGGGCTTCTTCGCGGCAACTATGCCTCCCGGATGCAGGGCTATGCGACCGGCATCAGTAACGGTTTTATGTGCGTAAATGATGTGCGGCGACTGGAGAACATGGATCTTGTCCCGGATGAAGAGGGAGGAAACCTGTTTCTCGTGAACGGCAGCATGACGCCTTTGAAATCAGCAGGGGTAGCTTATCAGCAGAGCGGTTCGGATGGTGGAACGGATTCTCCTGAGCAGGAAGAGACAGAGCAGGAACAGGAGCCGGAGGAAGATACCGAAAACAGAAAACCCCGCAGAAGGGGAAGGAGGAACTCATGAACAAGTTTTGGAAGTGGGTGCGAAACAAGACACCGGATGGTGAAGATCCGGATCTTGCGGAACGCACTCTGTTTTTGAACGGAACGATCGCTTCTGCGAGCTGGTTTGACGATGACGTCACTCCGGCTCTTTTTAAGTCTGATCTTGATTCCGGGAAAGGTCCGATCACGGTCTGGATCAACTCTCCGGGCGGCGATGTCTGGGCGGCAGCGCAGATCTACAACATGCTGCTTTCCTATGGGGAGAAGGTCACAGTGAAGATCGATGGTCTTGCGGCTTCCGCAGCCTCTGTGATTGCGATGGCAGGCGATGAGGTACTTGTCTCTCCGGTGTCCATGCTCATGATCCATAACCCGTCCACAATGGCGATGGGCGATAAGGATGATCTGACGCAGGCGATCTCCATGCTGGACTCCGTGAAGGATTCCATCCTGAATGCCTACGTGAAGAAGACCGGTCTTTCCAAGAACAAGCTCTCAAAGCTCATGGATGATGAGACCTGGATGGACGCCAACAAGGCGGTCGAGCTTCATTTTGCAGACCGCGTGATGGAACGCCCGGATCTTTACCATGAAGACAAGCAGGAAAAGAAAGTGCCGGACGAGGGTGATCCGGATGAGAAAGAGCCGGAGGAATCCGAGGATCCTGAGAAGAAGGACAAGGATCTGATCCACACAGGATTCCTTTATTCCAGTCGCCAGATGGCGGCTGATTTCACCAACAAGGTGAAGAAACACTACGCAGTAATCAGTAAAGCAGAGGAAGGCCGGAGCGTCGATGCGCTGATGGATCGTCTCAATCTGCTGCACACGATGATGTGAGGAGGAAAACACATATGAACGTACAGGATTTGATTGCAAAGAGAGCAAGAGCATGGGAGGCAGCAAAGTCCTTCCTCGAGGCTCACAGAGGAGAGAACGGTGTTCTCTCTGCAGAAGACGGGGAAACCTATGACCGGATGGAGAAGGAGATCACCGATCTTACCAAAGAGATCGACCGCCTGAATCGTCAGGCAGCCATTGAGGCCCAGCTGAACCAGCCGACCTCTGCTCCGCTTTCCAACATGCCGACCAGCACCGGCGAGAAGGTCAAGAAGGGACGTGCCTCTGACCAGTATGCCAAGGATATGCTGACCGCCATGCGCACAAACTTCCATCAGGTATCGGACATCCTGCAGGAGGGCGTGGATGCCGATGGCGGGTACCTCGTCCCGGAGGAGTGGGATTCGAGACTCATCGATGTCCTCAATGAGGAGAACATCATGAGAGGCCTTGCCACCCAGATCACCACTTCCGGTGAGCACAAGATCAACATCGCCGGGGCAAAACCTACGGCTGCATGGATCGAGGAGGGCGGAGCGCTCCAGTTCACGGACGCGAAATTCGGCCAGAAGATCCTCGATGCGCATAAGCTCCATGTTGCCGTGAAGGTGACCGAGGAGCTTCTCTACGACTCCATGTTTGACCTCGCCAGTTATATCACGAACCAGTTCGGTATTGCGATTGCAAACGCCGAGGAGGATGCCTTCCTGAACGGCGATGGCAAGGGAAAGCCGACCGGTATCTTCGATGCCACGAATGGCGGCACCGTCGCAAAGACGCTCACCGGCACCAAGCTCGGGACCGATGATGTGCTGGATCTCGTGTATGCCCTGAAGCGCCCGTACCGCAAGAAGGCAGCGTTCATCATGAACGACCAGACCCTTGCGGCGCTGAGAAAGCTCAAGGATAACAACGGAGCCTATATCTGGCAGCCGTCCTATCAGGCAGGTGAGCCGGACAGACTTCTTGGCTACTCTGTCCACACCAGCGCCTACGCACCGGAGCTTGCCGCAGATAAGCCGGTGATGGCCTTTGGCGACTTCTCCTACTACAACATCGGCGATCGTGGTACCCGTTCCATGCAGGAACTCCGTGAGCTCTTTGCTGGCAACGGCATGATCGGCTATGTTGCCAAGGAGCGTGTCGATGGACTTCTGGTACTGCCGGAAGCCGTGCAGATCATGAAGGCGGGAGCATCTGCCTGATCTGTAGTCGTAACAAAGTAGTGTCGGGAGCTCAGGGTGTCAAAGCTCTGGGCTCTCTTTCGATGGGAGGCAGTGATGATTACGCTTGAAGAAGCAAAGAAATATCTGCGCGTGGATGCAGCCGATGAGGACGATGTCATTCAGCAGGAACTGGATGCCGCAGAGAGCCTTGTCGCCTCCGTGCTCCGGAAGGACAGTCTCGATGATACAGGCAGTCCGATCATTGTGGTGGCGGTGCTGTATGCCCTTGCCAATCTCAATGAGCACCGGGAGGAAGCGGATCATCACGCGCTCACCATAACGCTTCGGAACCTGCTCTTCGGTGAGCGGGATCCGTGC